AGACCGTAGGCCGACAAGAGGCGGGCCATGGCGCCAGGGATGGCGCGGGCCTCGATCACCTTGGCCATGATTTCTTTCAGCGGATCGGTCAGAGCGCGAGGCGGCGCCAAGACTTCGTATCGGACCTTGGCCAGTTCGGTGTCGCCCTCCAGCACGCCCAGTCGCATCACGCGCCGGAACGCCGGCCCGATGAACGACGGGTCCAGGGTATGCTGTGTCCAGTCGTCCAGCCGCGCGTGATAGGCGATGTTCTCGCTGCGCATGCTGGTGAAGTTCGACTGGCTGTAGTCGCCGGTGCCGAGGTGGTAGGGGACCCCGATCCCGGCGCACACCTGCATGGCTTCGGTGCGCAGGAATCCGTCCCCGTCGCCCGACGACGACGGGGCAATGGCCGTCGGGGCCTCTTCGCCCGGTTGGCCGTAGATGATCATGCCGGGGCGCAGCTGCTCTTGGTACTGGCCGCTGGCGCGCTTTTCCTGTTCCCCCCAAGCAAAGGCCTCGCCGCCATCGCCCGGCCGCCGGAACAGAGCCAGGCAGGCTTCGATCCGCTTCTTCACGCGGATGGCGCGCTTCGTCTCCGACCGTTCGTGTTCGGTCTCAAGGCTGGCGTGCATCAACGGCACGCCGCGCGTCATGCCCGGCTCCAGCCGTTCATAGACCAGGTCCACGTCGCGGGCATCGACCCGGCGGCGCTTGCCGGCATTGACCATGATCAGGTCGCCGGGGTGATCCTCCCAGATGTGATAGGCGACGACGCGATTGCTGCGATCGAACTCGACGCCCATAACGATCTTGGCGCCGCCGTTCAGGATCTGGTTCAGGGTGTGGTCAAGATAGTCGCCCGAGATCACCATGACCCGCTGATCGGGCTTGCCGTCCTCTGGCATCCAAACCAGCAGGCAGTCGGCGTCGATCAGACCCGACGCGGCCTGCCGCTGGATGCCGTAGAAGTCGTCCCGACCATCCAGCGGTCGGGCGCAGAACTCATCCCAACGACGTTGAGCCCGCTCACGAACGGCCGGATCGTCATGCAGCACCCGAACCGTGATCCCGTCGCCGATCAGGCCGACGATCAGATTACGCTTCAACGCCGCCAGCAGCGGATTGCTGCGGACCATGCGGCGTTGCCGCCCGCGCATCAGACCCAGATCGCCCGAAATGGCGGCGTCCGGCGACCGGGCGTCGCCGCGCCAATCACGGTTCAACCTGCCTCGGTCGCCAGCGGCATAGGACCGCTGACGCCGCAAGTCGTCCAGGCCGACCCGATAGGCTTCACGCTGATAGCCAAGACGCGGCGAGACGGCGGAGATCAGACGATCGAACATCAGTCGTCTCCAAAGGCGGCGACCGTGGCGCCGTATCGACGCAGGCCGGTGACACCCGACGCCGCCTGCGCCCGCGTCAGGATCGCGATCCGCTTCTCGATCTCTTCCGCCGTATGGAAGGTCGTATCCTTGTCCCCGACCTTCACCCGCAGCGTGTCATTGGCCAGGGCGGCGTACAGGGCCGCGATCTCGGCCGAATAGTCGGTCATCCGATCCAGTCCTCTCCGGCGCCTATGCCGATCCAGTCGTTGTCATCACCGCCGCTCGTCCCAGCCTCGGGGCTGGACTGTGCAGGCTGGGCTTTGGTCTGCGGTTCCTCGGCCGTGCGAGCGGCGCTCGCGTCGGCGGAGGTCGTCGCCATCATCAGGTCCTCCAGGTCCAACTGACCGGTCTCGGGCGGACAATCCCGCTCGGCCTCCAGCTGGTCCCACGTTCGGTCCGGCAGACTGCGCACGCCCAGACGGATCGCGGCGGCCTCGGCCTGAAGGTGTGTGTCCAGGCCTTCGTTAGCCTGCGAGGGGTCCTTGACCCATTGATAGACGGTGAAGCCGTCGCGTCGCTTGATCGGCTTGCGCCGCTCGGCCGTCAGCTGACGGAAGAACTCGTCGTCCAGACCCTTCGGCAAGCCGATGAACCCGCGCCCTTGCGGATCAAGGCGGGCCAGGTTGCGATACAGCGCCATCTTCAGCGTGGACGTGCCGAAGTTGTAGAACCGGCGGCTATACTTCAGCAGCTTTCCGGCACGGTTCCGTTCCTTGCGAACCCGTTCCAGCAGCGGGGCATTTTCCGAGTTCGCGCCCCGCACCATGATCACCCGACCCGCCGGGTGGCGGCGGGCAAAGCTCCAGACGTCCTCGGTCCAGGCGTTGCCGTCGATGGCCAGCAGATCAACGCCCAGACGTCGGCCGTGGGCATTCAACCAGGTCTGCTCCAGCAGGCCGTCCAGCAGCTTCTGACACTTGGCGTCGCTGATGTGTCCGGGGAACACGCCGACGTCCACGATCCAGCGGCGGAAATCCCTTCCGAACGCCACCACCTGCCACTCGACCCGGTCGCCCTGACAGTCCACCCCGACGGTGACCAGCAATCCGCCGGCCGGAATACGACCGCGCACATAGTCGCTCTCGGATGCCCGATCCCGCAGGACCTCCCAGTCCACGGCTTCGTCGGCCGACCGGAACGGCAGGCCGGCGACGTCGTTCATGAACACCTGTTCGCCAGCAGCGTCGCCCTTGGCGGCGAACCAGCGGCGCGCGATGCCTTCCCAGCTCTGAAGCGGGAAATAGGCGCACCACAGCCAGAACGACCGGTGCTGGCGCATCATGTGCGGACGGCGAGCCACCCAGCGGACACGCGCCACCATGGCGGCGCGGTGATGCTCCTGAATCTCGCAGCCGCACTCGACGCAGGTGAAGTGCGCCTTCTCCGGCGCGGCCTCATCCAACTGGGCCAGCATATTGGCCCACTCCAGCACCTGATAGGCGTCACAGTGAGGGCAGGGCACCTCGGGATATTCCTGGCTGCCCGACTCCAGGTTCTTCGTGATTCGGCACCCCGGCATCACCAGAGGCGTCGAGACCTTGAAGATCTTAGCGAACTCGAAGCCCCAGGACCGCGTGTCGCCCTGCGTCTCGGGATCGCCCGCCGAGTTCATCTCCCACTTGGCCAGATCGTCCTGCACCTGGCGCGGCATCGACACTTGCGACAGCCCGGCTGGGGAGTTGGCCCCGGCAATCTGGATGGCGCCCTTGCGGTCGATCCGCTCCTTGAACAGGACCGAGTTGGCGCCGTCCCGCGACTTCTCCGGGAACAACCGCCGCGCCGCCGCCAGTCCCCGGATCATCGGGGACAGCTTCATCTTCGACCAGCGCGACCCGTTCTCTTCGGTCGGGTGGATGTAGAGGAAGTCACCCGTGTCCAGGATCATCGATCCCAGCGTGAAGATGTTCGCCAGCACGGTCCCGCCGACCTGCGCCGACTTGGACAGGCTGACGATCCGGCAGGGATCGTCGGGGCCGAATGCGCCCAAGATCGCGTCGAACAGGGGGAACTGAGCCCGGCTGTACGGGCCGGGCAGCGGGCTTTCCCGCTTGGAGAACACGATGTTCTCTTCCGCAAACGCCAGGTAGTCGATGACCGGCGGAGGCTCAAGGGCGTCGCCCATCGCCGTCCAGGCCAGCGCCGCCGTATTGGCGACATGGATGTTCATCACGCCGCCTCGGCCGAAGCGCTGGCGTCGTCCTCGATCGCCGCCGGCAACTCCGACCCCGCCCGCCGGGCGGCTTGAGCCGCGCTGGCGCGAACTTTGCGGAACTCGCCGCGCAGCAGGTGCAGCACGTCGCGCTGCGGGACCTCGAAACGGGCGGCGATGGCCTGGGCGAAATCGGTCAGCGCGCCCTCGAACACGTTGACCATGCCCAAGGCGACCTGATCGTACCCGACGCGGACGTCGATCGTGCGGCAATACTCGCCCCGGCTGGCCAGTTCCTTTTTCAGGGCCTCCCGGTTCTTGAACTCGATCTCGCGCAGCTTTTCGCGCTTGATCTGCTCTTCGACCGTATCGACCAGCGGCGCTATCGGAGCCTGCGTTGCCCCGGCGGGTTCGTTAGGTTGCCGCGCGAGCGGCGCTCGCAGTCGGGTCTTCAGTCCGTTGCCGAACCGCTGCCCGATGTCGATCCGCGATCGCAGCTGGGCCTGGGCGATGTCGACTCGGACCCTGGCGCGCGGCCCGACGCCGTCCAGCGCCTCCTCGGTCATCTTGCCTTCCGAGATCCACTGGGACACCCGGCCCGGCGAAACTCCGCAAAGCGCCGCGAACTCGCCCTTAGAGACGGTTTCGGCGGCCGCCCCTTGAGCGTCGGTCAAAGCTAAACCTCCGTCCTTTAGGGTGGGCTTGAGTTTTAGGCTTTCGAAAGTGGCCCAGGCTGCTGAATGATTGCGCTCAGCCCCATCGCATAGGGGTGGCCCCGGGGAGGACCCGCGACCTCGACCCTAAGTCATTGATCAGGCACGAAAAACCCGCCGAGCCGGAAGGGCTGGCGGGTCACAGGCGCAACATTGAGCGCATCCCTTTAGTGCCTCAATCCGTGCCCGATTCGCAAGGGGGTCGGGGCTTGCGTTCGACGATAAGCACCGGCCGGGCCGCATCCAGCGCGACCACAAGGGCGGCCGCGTTGGCCTTGCGGGGGTTGCTCCCCGCCCCGAGGGAACGGAGCGTCCGACCCTCGCCAGCGACAGCCCGCAGCACCCGCAGCGCCCGCTGGGTCGGGTCGGCCCTCAACACCAAGGCCTCGGCCGTGGTCAATCGCACACCGGCATAGGCGCGGAACAGGCCACGGGCCGCAGCCCCGTCCGATGACGACGCCTTGATCGACGCCTCATTCACCCGTCCCAGCTGCGATCCCAGCTGCGACGCGCCAACCGTTTCGAACAGCAGGCGATAGGCCAGACCCGTGGCGGCCTGATCGTCGTTGATGTCCTCCGCCTGCTGGGCGGACCACAAGCCGTCACGCGATCCAAGCCGCAGCGCACCAGCGTCGTTGTAGGCGGCCACGTCCTCGCCGACGGCATGGGCCTGATCGATGATCTCATCCATCCCGGCTCGCAGTTCGCGGTTCACAGCGTCGGCGATGCGGCCTGCATCGATACGGTCCTGGCGGCCCTCGACCGTGGCGCTGTGCGGCGCCTGGTGGCCACGAACGCAGAGGGCTGCGGCATGGCGCAGGCGGCGACGTTGGCTGACGTCGCAGCCGATCACGTCGGCGTTTCGATAGAGGTGCAGGGCGAGTGGTTCGCCCTGTTCTCTTTCGATGAAGTTTTCTGGATTGTTTCTCATTTCACCAAATCCAAACCCAAAGGGATCACCACACAGACCCCGCAAATCCCGCTCACAGCAGACGGACGATCGCTCACCCGTTCACGCCGCTCCGCCCGCACACCCGGCTTATGGGAGCCAACCCCGCCGCATCGTCCGTATCGTCCGTCATCGTCCGTTCGCCCCGCCACGACTGGATTTGCGGGCCGGATGATGGACGGAGGGACAGAGGTTCGAAGGTCCGCCGGGGTCGCGCGCGGTGATCAGACCCGGACCCTGATCGTCCGTTCGTCCGTCATCGTCCGTCATCGTCGCCCTCCCAATCCGTGTCGGGGGGCAGGAATGCGCCGTCATCGGACGCGCCGGAGTCGCCGCCAGATTCGTACCCGCCGGG